GAATGGCACGACAAGCCGCTCGCCTACATCGCTTTCGAGCATCAGGACACGCTCGCAGCACTCGTCTCGCCCAAGAAGCGCGGCATGGAGAGCAAGGATCGCAAGGAAGCAGCCGGGGAAGACTTTGAATTCGACCCGAACGCCGACTACGCATCCATGACCTCGGCACAGCGCGAGAAGTGGGAAGCCGAATACAAGAAGGCCACCACCAGCAACGACGTGCTCACTGACGCGCAAGGACGCAAGATCATCATCTAGCGCCTACGCTGCTCTTTCGGTCTTACCGATAAACTATGGCAGCTAACCCAAACACAATGACGTTCAAGACGGTATTCCAGGCGGAATACCAGATGTCGCACTTCAAGGAGCCTGTGTACCAGATCCTTGCCGACACCCGTCTCGAATCGGCACTCACCAAGGGTCAAGTAATCAGCCGTTCGTACTCTTCCGACGTCCAAGTCAATGACATGGGCGCCGACGGTGCGTACTCGACGCAGGCGATCACTGACACCCAAGAAACACTCGTTATCAACAAGGAGAAGGAAGCCTCGATCTACATCAAGAAGCTCGACGAGCTTCAGGCGCACCTTCCCGTCAAGCAGAAGTACGGTCGCAAGCTCGCGAACGCCCTCATCAATCAGATCGATGGCGACGTGTTGCTCGCAGCCTACCAAGGCACTGGCACATCAATCGATGACGGCACCTTCGCCGGCACATCCGGCCTCGGCCTCACGGTGACTGCTTCCAACATCGCAACGGCCTTTACGACCGCGATGCAGAAGCTTCGCCTCCAGAACGTGGTCTATCACAAGCGCTTCATCGCAGGGATGAAGCTCGAAGTACCGGAAGGAATGCCGGTGGCGATCATCTCCCCGGAGTTGCTCTCGTACATCGAGCTGTACCTCGGTGGCAAGGACACGCTCCTCGGTGATCAGGTATCCCGCAACGGCTACTCGGGCTACTTCACGGGCTTCAACATCTTCGTGAGCAACTCGCTCGCATGGACGGCGACCCTCGAACTCCCGACGATCCCGACCGATACTGACGTCATGACCATCAACGGTGTGACGCTCACGGCGGATGAGGACGGTGTAGCAGTCGGCGCAGGTCACTACTCGATCCAGGGTACTGTAGACCTCGCAGGCGCACAGATCGTTGAACTCATCAACGGTACGGGCACTCCAGGCGTCGACGCCTACATCGAAGTCTCCGTCGCTGATCGCCGCAAGCTGAAGAACATCACGGCTGCATACGACACGGGAACCAACTTGCTGACGCTCGTAAGCTCTGGCTGGGGCACGGTCCCTGTCACAGAGGCCTTCACGGCATCTGGTAACGTCTTCACGACAGGCAAGCAGCAAATCCACCCGATCTTCGCACTTTCGAAGTCGGTCTCTCTCGTGGTCCAGAAAGAACCATCACTCGAAGAGAACCCGGTTTCCGGCAAGATCGGCCGCGATTTCATCGCGTGGACTGTCTACGGCATCAAGGTCTTCCAAGACCAGGCGTCGCAGATCGTTCAGCTTTCGGTCAACTCTGCAAGCTTCACTGGTAGCGACACCACGCCAAACTAACCTAGTATGACCACGCTCAAATCAATAGGGCTCGTCATCACTGGCTTAGTCATCGGCTCCGTCATCTCCCTCGCTCTTACGAGCGGGGGGTACGGCGGCGTGTACAACCAGGTCAACAATGAGTTCTTCCAAGGGCTCAAAGCTGGCAGCGCCAATCAGTTTGAAGTCCAAGCCGATGGCGACATCGCGCTCACCAAAAGCACGTTCTGTATGCAGCTTTACGCAACGTCCACAGCGACCCTCGTCAAGATGGTTGCGTCTTCGACCGCAACGATCGAAGGAACGGATGGGGTATTCGTGCTGCAGTACGGCGCTTGTTCCTAGTCGCAGCCTCACTCAGCCCTTCACCGGGCTGGGATGAGGCCACGACCTCATTACATGCACTCAATAACCATCGATCATATGAAATCGCACACACTCTCGAAGGCCGGCTGGTATCTCGCAGCCTTCCTTCTCATCCTCACGTTCGGCACCGCGATCGCCGGTGAAGTAACGTTCAATCGAGAGACGCAGACGGACAACTACCAGGTCTATTCATTCTTCAGCGCCACCACGACGAGCGCCACGTCCACGAACCTGACGGGCGGCGGCGGATATCTCACGATCGCAGGCGCGAAGGCCGTCACGTTCTACTTCTCCCGAGGCGGAGCGACCGGACCGAACAGCGGCTCGACGCGCTTCGAGGTCGAAGTCACGCCCGATGGCACCAACTGGTACGATTTCAATCAGCTCCAGGAGAATGCCGCGACTACGACGAAGACGTATTACGAGACGTACACGCTCGCAGGCACGACGACCGCAGTGACTAGCATGAGCCTCGTTGACCATACCTTCCTAGGCGCCCGCTGCATCGCTATCGAAACGACCGACGGCGACCACACCTGCTCCGCAGCCGTGACATTCTGATGCTTCTATGGATGCTCCTGCCTACTCAAACCGAGAACTCGACTCACTCATCAAGGGCGTCCATGAAAAACTCGATTCCATTGAAGAGAAAGTGACCTACACCAATGGCAAGGTGCGTAAGATCACCGTCGCTCTCATCGGCGTCGCTTTCTTCTCACTCGGCCTCGGCTCCCAGCAGTTAGCGCCGCTCATTAAGATCCTCCTCGCACTATGAGCCTCATCCTTCAGCCCCAAGCCAGCTTCACGGTAGTGCGCCAGATCGCGAACCATACCGACGCGAGCACGTACTACGTGAGGGCAGTCATCCGCAACGCCTACACCGACGAACTGCTCGCGACGCTCGACCTCACCGATCGCGGCTCGCAACGTTTTTCGAAGAATTGGCAGGTGCCGGCGGATGTGTCCGGCCAAGGCCACTACATCTCGATCGTCACGAGCGTGTACACCGACAGCGGCTACACATCGAAGAGCGAGAACTATGGCGACGAAGAGAACACGTACTTGGTGCAGGACCGTAGCGGCTGGTCACATGGGCGCGGTGGCGGCTCGCTCAGTATCAGTGACGTACGCCGTGTCATTCGCGAGGAAATAGAGAAGCTCCCTACCCCGGAGACTTTCGACTACTCGCGCATCCCGCAACCGCAGGACATGAAGGACCGCTCGGATGAAATCCTCTCAGCCATCCGAGAAAATAAGCCCGAAGCACCGGAACCGCTCGACCTGACGCCCGTCCTAGAGGCCATTGTTGGGGCAAAACAGGCCATAGAAGCGAAGGAAGTGACGCCTCCGACCGATCTTGCACCACTCCTCACAAAGCTCCAGGAAAAGAACGAGACGGACGGTCTCGACTTTCAAGAGGTCAAGGATGTGCTTGCCAACATCGAGCCTGCGCTCATCACCGCCATCGAAGGCACCATCAAGAAGGCCATCGACGAGACGAGCTTCATTTCAACATTCCGCACCGAAGCGCAGCCCCGCAAGACAGCACCGACCCAGGAGGATGCTCCGGCTTTAGACGTTAAACGCCTCGCTGCATGAGCCAGATAACCACCGGTGCCGAGCTTTCAACCTTTATCACCGGTCTCAATGCCGAAGCGACGATCGATCCAACGCTCCTCGGTGTCCTCGCCGAAAATGCAAAGACTATCCTCGAAGCCGAGCGGCCATGGATGGTGCTGCGCAAGACGAGCACCGCACTTTCCCTCGCGACCCCCAACCTCTGGACAGCTGCGACATCGCTTTCAACGATCACCGACTTCTCGCGCTTCTACGGCGAATTCCCGGTACGTCTCTTCGACGGCACGAACCGCACCGAATACTTCCGCCAGGTCGCGTTTGACCGTCAGCTGGAGTACAAGGATGTTTCGAACACGTTCCGACACGACGTCGCCGGCGGCAATCTCTATTTCAATAGCATCGTGCCGTTTAGCGGCACGCTCTACCTCAATTACATCGCCTCATCGCCGGCGCTCGACCTCACCAGCGCATCCGCAATCTGGACGCCCTTCCCGGCGCGCTTCCTGCCGATCATCGGGTACTACGCCATCGGCATCTACAAAGGCGCCGTCGACTATGACAGCATCAACAAGCTCATGCTCCCCTCGAACGCAGCCGTCCTCTTTGCGCTGCGAAACGCGATGACGCAATGGGACGACGCTCTCCAGCAATCCGAGATCGAACAGAACGATCCGACTGATTACTACGGCGGCCATCGCAACGGGGCGATCAACCGTGACTAGCTATGCCGGACTTCACCATCAACTCTTTCCTCGGCACGAACAATGCGATCAAGGACATCAAGACGCTCAAGCCCGGTGTCTCGCCGGATAGTCTGAACTGGCTCACGGGTAAGTACCAGGATCACATCGAGCTGCGTCGCGGCTATGCGCGCCTCGGCACCTCGGAACAGCAAGGCAACGGTAAAGTTTCCGGCCTTGGCGTCGGCACCCGGTACGACGGCACGGAGATCCTGCACTACTCACACGGTCGCAAGGTCAAGTACTACGACGTGGATACCGACGACACCATCGAGGTCGGCACCGATATGCTCCCTGTTGCCGCTGAAGATGACGACGTGTGGATCAGGCCGTACCAGAGCCTCGAGGGCGCATTCAAATACATCGGCTCGCAGAACTCGAGTGTGTACAAGATTCCCGAAGCCAATCCGGGTAGTGCGGTTGACCAAGTCGTCGCAAACTACCGCTGGGGTGTCTTTCACATCGGACAGAACCGCGCGTTCGCGGGGCAGCGCAATGGCACCACAGCCGGCAACAACGATAAGACCGGCCTCTACCTCTCATACATCGATAAGGACCAGCTCTCTGACTACACGCAGGTCATCGGAGAATCCTATGGTACTGGCGACGGCGCTGAAGTCACCTTTGCGCACACCGCAACCGACATAACCGGCGTCCGCACGATGATGTATCCGACCGTCACCGACGGCACGGAGACCTTCGTCGATGACCGCAACGGCAATATGATCGGAAACCTCGGCGGCACCGGCACCTGTAACTACGCGACCGGCGCCATCTCCGTCACCTTCGCTACAGCACCCGCCGGCGCACAGGCCATCACCTGCGGCTACTACTACGAGACATCCACCACGACCGGTATCCTCGACTTCACGGGCAGTGCCAACGGGCAAGGGAAGTCATTTCGCCAAGACGACGCAGCGGGACCGCTCCAGGCCATCTTCAACATCGGCACCATCGAATACTGCTTCCACGTCCTGCGCACCTGGCAGTTCCAATCATCGCTTGATGACACCGACAGTACTAACCTGCCGTACCGCAACGTCGGAATCCCGTACCACCGCGCGGCATTTCAGACGCCCGAGGGCATCATCTTCGCTGACCTTTCGCGCCCGACCGAGCCGAAGTTCCGCCGCTTGCAGGTCCTTCAGGGTACGAACACGGAAACCATCGAACCGCTGCCGATCTCCGACGCGCTCGATCTCTCGGGACATGCCTTCGATTACTGCGTTGCCTTCCGCTGGGGCGACTATGAGATTTTCTGTGTCCAGGAGAAGGTCGCCGGCATCCCGAACGAATTTAACTCCGTCATGTATGTGCGCAACGTGGTGTCCAATGCATGGGATCGCTTGAACTACTACGCGGCGTGCCTCGCCGACTATGGCGGCACGCTCGTCGCAGGGGACAGCATTTCCAACAACGTCTACACGCTCTTCTCCGGCTTCGACGAGGACGGAGATGTCATCGAGAACTATTGGACGTCGAGTGCGCTGAACCTGGGCAGCGAGAACCTCAAGAACTGCCGGCGCATGGTCATCGACGGCCTCATCCAAACCGAGCAGAGCATGGAAGTCTGGCTCTCATACGATGGCGGTGCCTTTTCGAAGGTATATACGATCCTAGGCACGGCCGACTATGTGGATAGCGGCATCAACACACCAATCGGCGCACCAACCATCGGCTCCAAGGTCATCGGTGGTGGTGGCGAAGCTACGGCGCATCCGTTCGAGATCGACTTCCCCATCAATAGTGACCGCTTCGTCCATACGCGCGTGAAGCTCGTCGCGGCCGGCATCGGCCACGCCCAGGTAAACAGCATCACCTGGAAGGATATCCGCGACAAGGGAAGAAAAAATCTGCCACTGCGCACCGCATAACGCTACCAATTACCCATCATTTATTACTCTACAACCATGAACGTTCTTCTCGTCAGCATCGGCATCGCACTCTCACTCGCGTATTCAGCGTTCGCTCCACAGGAGCCCCAATCATTCGGCGCAGCACTTCCTTCCGCAGCAGCAGTCTTCGAGACATCGCTCGCCGCTCCAATCACGTCATCGGCAACATCTCTCACGCTCACCGCCAATGCAATTCGCGGCGGTGGCTCCATCAGCGGCTACACCTGCCTCACCATCGACGAAGGCAGCGCCCAGCACGAAGTCGTGTGCGGTACCGTCTCCGGCACATCAGTTACTTCGCTTTCACGCGGCATCAGCTTCGCCACTGGCACTTCGACGGTTTCTGCCAACCAGTTCGCGCATCGCCGCGGCGCCAACGTGAAGATCACCGACTTCCCGGTCATCCAGATCCTCAAGGCGCAGGCCAATGGGGAGGATACTTTCCCAAATATTCTCAAGTACACATCGCATCCTACCTTTTCCGGACTCACCGATATCGTCGACAAGAAATACGTCGATGACATCGCCTTCAGCGGGGCAGCTGTCATTGACGCAACGAGTGCGGCACGTGGCGTCTGCGAACTCGCAACGCAAGTAGAGGCTGCATCTTCGACCGGTAGCGGGAGCTCCGGCATCCTGTGCCTTCCTGCGTCGACAGCTACATCGACGTGGAACTCTGCGACGGCCGCACTGCGCCTCGTGATGACGGCGAACGACGGCAAGATCAATTCGTACTTCATCGCGACATCGACGCTCTACGCCGGACAGACGTTCTCGGTCGGGGCAATCACGACGACTGGCGTTTCGAATATCGCGAGCTCTTCAATCATCGCATTCACATCGAGCACGACGCCGACGACCACATGGACTAAGCCGGCGAATCTGAAATACATCATGGTTGAAGTGGTGGGTGGCGGAGGCGGTGGTGGTGGCTGTGGCGGCGCTGGTTCAGACAACTATGCAGGCGGAGGCGGCGGAGGCGGGTACGGCAAGAAAATAATTCCTGCTTCTGCACTCAGCTCGACCGCGACGATTACGGTCGGTAACGGAGGAGCGGGTGGAGGTAGCGGTAGCTCGGGAGACTCCGGAAACTCTTCCTCATTCGGATCTCATTGTTCGGCATCGGGAGGTACCGGAGGTTCTGCACCACTGGTCGGTGGCGGCGGAGGAATCGGAAGCAGCTGCGATCTGAACAGCACTGGTAGTGGAGGCGGCAGACAAGTAGGCGGGAACTCGATGATGGGCGGGGGAGATAATTCAACAGGCAATAGTGCTGGTGCCGCCGGCGGGGTGTATGGCGGCGGTGGCTCTGGCGGTGGAAATAGCAATGGAGGTGGCGCAGGCGCCGTCGGCGCAGTGATTGTTACGCAATTCTTCTACTAACCCTATGCCCGTCGATAAGACATACGAATTGAAGACCGGCCAGGAGAGCATCCCGGAATATAACAGCCGCATCGCGGCCTACAACGCATCAAAGACCGCGCCGACCTCAGCGCCTTCAGCGCCATCCACTCCGAGTACGTCGTCCGGCTCATCGGAATACTACCCGCGCTACACATCCGGCGAGCAAGCGGCGAGCGACTACCTCGACTCGTCTTTCAAGACACCTCAGTCGACCGACCAGATCCAACAGCAAAAGATGCAAGCGGCGCAGGCCGAAGTCGACAACCTCAATAAGATGTTCGACAGCAAGCTCGCCGAGCAACGCGTCGTGAATGAAGGTCGCTCGCGAGGCACGGCATCCGTCAACACGCTCACGGGCCTCGGTGGCTCCACTGAAGCGAACGTCCACACGGACAAGACCAATGCGGTCAACAAGCGCGAGAACGACGCGATCAATAACGAGCGCGCCGTCGCGATCGGCGGTCTCTTTTCTAAGATTAGATCTGATGCGGTGACAGAAGCGCAGAACCAGCGTCTCGAAGCGCGTCAATCAGCCGACCAAATCCTTGCGGGGCGCACACAGCGCCAGGAAGAAGCCGCGAAGAGCCTCACGCTCCTCGCGCAAAGCGGTGTCACCCTCGAAGGCCTGAAACAATCCGACCCGGAATCGTATACCTACTTCGCGCGCAATGTCGGCGAGCCGCAGATGCAGGCGATGATCACACTCAACCGCCCGCAAGAGCAGATCCTCGATAAGCGCGTCGAGAACGGCAAGTACGTCATCGCGTATCAAAACGCATTAGACGGCCGCATCCGCATCGAAAGCGTCGACCTTGGCCTGCCACCGAACTACAGCAAATCCATCGATGCAGGGGACAGGATGCTCTTTGTTCCCGATCAGTGGGATGGCGACACCACCAAGCTCATTTCAGTCAATAAGGGGCTGACGCCTGCACAGGCCAATAAAGGGACTGGAGCTGCCGGAGCAGCGCCAGGCGCTATCGTCGATGCGAACGGCAAGCCAATAAAACTGACAGCGACCCAAGTCGATACCGTCTCCGGTTTCGACAACACCGTCCGCTCTGCAAATGAAGCGCTCACCATCCTCGCGAAAGGCGTAAAAACCGGCCCAGTCGCTGGTGCCGGACTTCAAGCGAACAAGTACATGGATGCTGCCGATCCGGACCAACTGAAGCTTGAGCAGACCCTCTCGCAGATCAAGGCGTCATACATGAAAGCCCTGTCCGGGGCAGCAGTCTCCGAACAGGAAGTGAAGCGCCTCGCGAAATTCCTCCCTGATATCTACGACCAGGAAGGCGTCCTAAAGTCCAAGCTCGAAACGCTTCTCAACGACAGCTCGCAGAAGAAAACGGGCTTCCTTTCGACGCTTGGTGCAGCGGGATCATCATCGCAAACTGTAGTTGCTCCTGATGGAACGGAGGTAGAGATCATCGACTAATATGGCTGTGCAAATGACACGCGCCCAGTATCAAGCCAAATACGGGGTTGCACCTGGCGCTTCGCCCGCACCTACGCCAGCAGCCGCTCAGCAAACACCCGCTCCGAAAGTTGGTCTCGGTCAGAAGATCCTCAACGCCGGGACTTCCGTCGCTAACTTCATCGGTGCCAAGGGCATCTCCGAACAGTTCGGTGCTGACATCGCACGCGCCCGCGCGCCGCAAGCCGAGAAGGCTAATGTCCAATACCCTTCGATGAAGAGCGTCCTCGGCAGCGCCGCGCAGACCGGCGCCAACTTCGTTCCGGGCGCAGGTGTTGGCGCGGGGCTCGTGCGTAAAGCAGCCACCGGCGCAGCTACTGGCTACGCCATGGATGTCGGTGCAAAACTTCAAACGAACCATTCACTTTCAGATGCTACCAAGCCAGGCCTCGGTACAGCACTAGGCGCAGCCCTTCCGATCGCTGGCAAACTCACAGGCCTTTCGAATGTTGCTAGCAAGGCAAAAAAAGGAGCCGTGAAGCTCGAAAAATCCAGCCTCAAGATGACGCCTGTCGATCAGCAAAACCTCGCTAGGAAGGATCAGGACATCGCAAACTTCCTCTCGCAGAAGAAGCTCGTCGGCACACCCGAGCAACGGTACGCCAAAGTCGCCACTATGAATGACGACATGGAGCGCAAGGTTCAGAGCGTCATCGACAAAGCGAAAACCACCTACTCAAAAAACGCCATTATCGATGAGCTGGAGATGATCCCGCAAAAGTACAAAGACAACCTGAGCGAATATGACAGCGTTGTCGCCAAGGTCGAGCGCATGATCGCCACTCTCAAAAAGCTCAAGACTGAGACAATCGTAGGCGATGAGCTCAACCGAATGAAACGCGCTGAATGGGAGAACGCCTTCGCCAAGAACAATACCGACGTCATCAATGACGTCTCTTTCGAGACGGCCAGCGTGTTCAAGAACATACTCGACAAGAGCATCAAGGGCCTAGAGCCGCTCAACAAGGAATACGGGATGCTGATCGCATCCAAGCGTCAACTTTTCAAAGCCATGTCCCGCCCGCAAGCAGGACTGATGGGCAAGGCCATCGCTATGGCTGGTGGAAGCGCGATCGGTGGAGCTATCGGTGGACCAGTCGGCCTCGCGGTAGGCGCGTACGGGGCGCCCCACGTCGCGAATGCCATCTCTACGCCTGTCCGCAGCGCACTCGGCGCAGGAATGCAGGTCGCCTCCGAGACGATCAAGAAGATACCGATGCGCGGTGTTATTCAGCCCGTTCGGAAAGCAATTCTTCAGGGGTTGGAGAGTACTCGCCCCCAACAAGGCACCCCACAATAAACAACACCACTCCCCCAACAATCAGTAACGCAGTCATCCCCGAACCCTACCATAGATCCGGGAAGCGTCCAGGCACGCGATATGCTCGGGCGCTACGTAGGGAGTACGAAACGCTAACATTGCTAATATGAACGAAATCACTGCCGGGATCGCAGGAGTAGTACTCTCCCTACTCGGCGTCTTCGGTATCCAATTCGCCACCGCCCCATCATACAGCGGAGGCACCGGCACTCTCAATCAGTTGCAGCTCTGGAAATCCACGGCCGGCCGTGTCGAACTTGCGAGCAGCACCGCTACCATTCGCGTTCCAAGCCTCATCAGCCTCGACTGCATCGGCACCGATGCTGACGGCGACTTCGGTGCAGGGACATGCACTGGCGGTGGCGGCGGGTCGGGCGGCGGCCCATTCTCGACATCCACTAATAACCAGCTCGTCTACAACAACGCCGGCGAGTCGTTTCTATTCACGGATGATCAACGTACGGCAACGACGACAGACAGCATCTTAGAACTCGAATCCGATGCTGCTACGACGACGATTGCCTTCGTGCTCTCAGCCTTGAACCCCTCGTATATGTCGGGATTGAAATTCTATGAAGGAGGCACTGTTTCTGCGGGCTGGCTGTATGACGGAAGTAGTACCGGCGATAACAATCGCATGGGCTTCTATGATTACAACACCAGCTCTTTTGATTTCTTCATCAATCGCGGCGGCGGCTTCCTCGCCACCGGCTCGTCCACCGTCTCCGCGGGCCTCAGCGTCCTAAACGGAACTTCGACTCTTTCTCAATATTTCCCCTACCTCGCGACGGCAGCGGGGACTCATGTTGCAGTAGATGCAAATGGCAAACTCATCGCTACTACCAGTTCTAGCTTCAGCACCACGAGTGCCAATGCCTGGTCATCCCTCGGCTTAGGCTTCTCGACGACCTCCGCTGATGCCTGGGGTTCCGGCAAAGGCTATTCCACCTTCGCATATCTCTTCCCGAATGACGCAACGACGACGCTTCTCAACTTCAATGGTGGGCTCACTGCGTTTGCATCTTCAACCATCGGCAATGGAACACAAACGGGCGGTCTCACGATCTTTGGCGGAGCAACGACGACAGGCAATCTTCGCGTGAACGGTGTGCTTTCACTCGGCACTGCGCTCAATGAAATCTATGGCGGCACTGGCCAGACGACCTACAGTGCCGGTGATTTGTTGTACGCATCGGGCGCGAACACGCTCACAAAACTTCCGGTCGGCGGCGCAGGGCAGGTATTGAAAGTGACTGGCGGCTTACCAGCGTGGGGCGCTGACATAGCTTCGGGTGGCGGCGGGGGCGCAACGGCATGGTCGACGACCACCGACTCTCTCGCCGTGTATCCGACGGACACCTCGAATGTCATCATTGTCGGTTCAAGCGCGACGGCAACCGCGAACAGTATCTTCGAAGTCTTCGGCCGCTCGTACTTCTCGCAATCAGTGGGCATCGCGACCACATCCCCGGGCTCGCTCTTCTCGATCGGTGGCGTCGCAAATTTCTCGGCGAACGGCTCGACGCTCTATTCGTCGCTCACGCTTGGTAACCTCACGGCGACTTCGACGGTGACTCTCGGTCAGACGACGATTGCGAACGCAACGACGACCACCTTCGCGATCACCGGCGTGCCAAACGCGCTCCTTGCAACCGATGCCAACGGCAACGTGTACGCAACCACCACGATTTCCTCGCTCCTTATCGATACTTCCGGCAATTGGACCGGCACCTTCGATGGGCAGGAAGGTTCGTACTATCTTGCGAACAGCTTCTCGACGACCTCTGCATCAAACTTCTCATCGCTCGGCCTCGCATTCTCAACCACCTCCGCTGATCACCACCTCTCGCAAAACC